GCCCGCAGATACCGCCGGGCGGGCAATAGATGCTGTGGCACCGTTGCCGATCTTGACGTTCAGATTGGTGCCGTCATCCCATGCCTGCACCACATCGGTTGTGTTCACCGCCAGCGTGCCGGATGTTGCAATCGTGGTGTATGCCGTGCCGTTGCCTGCCGCCAGCTCAAGTTGGTTGCTGGTGTTGAGTCGGACGATGTAGCCCGTGTTCGTGCCAGCGTCAGAAAAAAGCGTGCGCGCTGTGCCTGCGCCGCCTTGCGGTGTGACTGATGCAGAGAAGAAAAACCCCGCAGTGCCGCCGCCACCCGTGGCGCTTGCATGGCTGTCATCTACGCCGTCCAGTCTGCGGTAAGCAGGGAACTTCGCAGGGTCTGCGTCGTAGTCTGTGGCGGTGTTGACCCGCTGGTAGGGGGTGGCTGTCAGGCCATCTTCCATTTGTGGGCCGCACATCAGCACGCCACTCACGCCATCGCCCACAAACGTAGATGCGTTGGTGTCTCCGGAAGTATATGCAGGCGACAATACTCGAATATCAAAAGCCTGGCCTGCGTTAACAGTTACAGGGGAGAAACTAATGCGACACCATCCTCCCGCGAGCGCTTGGATGGTGGGCAGCGCTCCGGGCGTGGAGGACAACACCGCCGCTGTGCTCAAGTCGAAAGCAGCAAACCAGCCAGAAGTGCTGCTCTCTTTGAACCCCACCTTGCTATATCCGTCGGCCTTGAGATAGGCGCTGTGGGTGGTGCCGTTTCTGCCCGAGACAAAAAACGCCTTGAAGCCATGCGTACCGTTAGCGGTCGTTGGGGTAAGCCTAACGGCCACTGGGGCAACGCCTGAAATTCCAACCTGCCCAAGCGTCGGGGTGATATTGGTAGGCACCCACACCGCATCATCAAACTGCTCAGTCTTCGTCAGCAAATTCACCCGCCGCGAATAAACAGGCCGCTTCGTAGTCGTCGCTTGTGTCGCGTGATTACCCCGCCCTGATTTATCAAGGATGCGCCCGACAGGCTGCTCTACCGCAGTGACTGGCACAGTGCCTGCGCTGTCCTGAAACAGCGTGCTCATGTCGCTGGGGTCGTACCATGCGCCGGGTTCTGATGCGCTGAAAAGCAGATCACCGATGGGCGTCAAAGTCGCGGGAGGAAGCCCGCTTGCTTTTGCAGAACGTACCGTCATTACGAAATCTCCGCGCCGAACAGGCTGAACGAAAGCGCGGACGTTCCGGCGTACACCGTCACCACGTCCGTCGTTGCCAGGGTGATACCCAGCGTCAGCAAGATCGTGTCGTTCGCTGCAATCACTGCGTCGTACACGAGGTAATGCTTCACATCCTGCGCAGCGCCAGCGGGGCGCACGGATACCCGGTAGGCCGTCGCCAGGTCACGGTTGCAGATGGACAGGGTTGAGCACACCGCCTGCGTTGCTGCAGGCACGGTATAGAGAGTGGTGGCCGTGGCGGCGGCAGGTGCGACTTGGCCGAGAACTTTGTGGGCAGTTGGCATGTCAGGCTCCGATCAGCAGGAAAGGGTGGATAGCGGTGGCCGTGGCGATGGCTGCGGCCTGGGCGGTGCTGACGGGTTTGTTCGCATCGCTGGTGTTGTCCACATTGCCGAGGCCCACATCGGCCTTGGCCAGCGTGACGGCGCCGGTCTTGCCAGCTACGGACAGCACCGCGTCAGTGGGTGTGCGCAGCTCGACCCAGTTGGCAAGCGTGGATGCAGGCTCTGCGGCCAGGGCGAAGGACTTATTCAGGTCGCTGCGCACAGCCACGTCGCCGCGCTCTGCGGTCAATGCCAGCATGGCGGCCTGCGATGCCACTGTGAAAACGTCTGTGATAGCGATGGCGGGGAGTTCGCTGGCTGGCACCTTGCCGCTGGCGTCCAGCGATGCAACGCCGTTGGCGGCGCCCCGCGCTGTCTTGTCCACCTTGGCTGCGTTCACCGCATCCAGCTCGGCCTGCAGCCCCGTCACCGTGCTGATGGCCTGTGATCCAGTGTGCGTTGCCCGGTCCCGCAGTTGCGCGTCGGTGGCGTTCGCTGTGGCGCCTGATGCAATGCCTGCCAGCTTGTTTTTTTCTGCAGTTGTGTAGTCCTCGGTGGATAGACCTTTGCCTGCAACCTTGTCCACCTTCGCCGCGTTCACCGCATCCAATTCGCCCTGCGTTGCCATGTCCACCGCAAAGCCGGGATTCGGGTAGCTGCCCGAGAGCACGCCGCCAGCGCCGCCTGTAGGCGTGCGGCTGTCCGACAGCCGGGTGTCGTCGCTTCGTACTACATCTGCCGGTATCAAACCCGACGCGGGCGCCTGTTTCGTCACCCCATCCTGCACGATAGGGACGAGTTCGTCACCCTCCAACGAGGACGCGAGCGGCAATTCTGATATTTTCTTGAAGCTCATAGTGTCTCTATTCCTGCGTTACGGGAGCCCCGTCTTCTGTCAACAGCCATGCGCCATCTTCGGTTAGCACGCCGCTTGTGATCCCGACCCCTGCTCCGCCTAGCCACGTCTGCATCTGCGCGTAAGTCGCTCGGCGCCAGGTGCCCGCTTGCTTCACAACAAACTCTTCCGGGGTGTCGTCGCCCGCAACAGGCAGGTTGTCGGGGTTCCATGCAGTTCCAGTGCCAGAACCACCCCCTCCGCCGAACACGCCACCGCCGGACTTGCCGGCCGGGCCTTGCAGGTCAGTCCACTTGCCCCACCGCTTGTCCGTCTGCTGAAACCGGAGCTTGGTGCCTTGCCACTCGTGCTTGGGCATAGGTCCCATCGGGCCACGCTCGCCGTCTTTTCCGTCAACTCCGTCGCGGCCGTCTCGCCCATCGGCACCGTCCCGGCCATCAGACCCAGCGAGGCCGCGCAGGCCAACACCGTCCTTGCCGTCCAGCCCATCCTTGCCGGGGGCGCCGTCTTTGCCCGCGGGGCCGGGTTCGCGCGCCAGTGCTGTGATCTGCGCGCGCAGGTCTCGCACGGCCTTTGCGAGCAGGGTGAGGATGCCGCGATCATTGCTGTCCACCGTCAGCCCCCTCGCCGAGCAGGTCCAGGATGCGCGCCTGCAGCGCCAGCGTCTGGGCCGCCGTCGGGTCAACCGGGGGTGGTGCGGGTTGTGGTGCCGGGGCCTTCGTCGCCGCCGCGCGTGCGCGCAGGGCGTCGGTCTCGGCTTCGGTGCGCTTGAGCAGCGCCAGGTGCATCTCGCGCTGTTGGGCCTGTGTGGGGTTCGGCGGCGCGCTGTACTCGTCGTTGTCGATGCCGTCCTCGTCGCCTTCATCCGCTGGGTCACCGGACGCGGCAGGGGCTCCGTTGGGGTCCACCCACAGCTCCAGGTCTTTCTCGCGCTGCATGTCGGCCGCGCGTTCTTCGTCCACTGCGTCGGCGTCGTCGCCGCGCTCGCCGATGACACTGGAGCGGCTGCGGAAGCCGTTGGTGACCTCCATCGCCTTACCCTGAACGTCCTGCACGGGGTGGATGTAGGCCCAGCCGTGGGGTGCGTGCTCGACGCGGATCACGTCGTCGTACTCGGCCAGCGTGATCTCGCCGACCAGGAGCGCGGCGTCAGCGAACCACTCGATCACGCGCTGGCAAAACATCGGGATCACGATCTGCCACTGGCGCTGCTCGGCAAACCGGCGGAAGTCGTTGATGATGACGCGCAGTGTGCGGTCGCTGACCTCGCGGATGTCGCCCGCCATCAGCTCGTAGGGCAGACCAGCGCCCGCCGCCGTGCCCAGATGGGTCGTGCGCATGTAGTCGCTGTAGTTGGTGCCGGCCTCCGGAGGGTTGGACCACTCCATCTTCTGGCCGTCCTCCAGCTCTTGCACCAGCCCTGGTCGCAGCGGGACAAGCGGTTCGGGATTCACGCCGTCGGTCTCGTACGGCGTACCGGTCAGCGCGCCGTTGTTCGGATCGTTCGGGTCCAGCGGGGGCAGCGTGCGCGAGATCGTGGCGACGAACAGGTTCGCCAGCTTCTGTCGCTCCAGTGTCGCGTCCTCGTAGTCCACCGCGTTGCGTTGCTTGACCAGCACCGGCGCCATGGTGGGCACGCCGCGCAGCGCGCCGGGCCGGTCGGGCTCGAACATGTGGATCATGTCGCTGGCCGCCACGCGCACCAGCGCGTCGGGGTCCATCACGCCCATGAACCCCTTGTCACCGGGGTGCTGCTTGTAGACCCAGTAGGCCACGCGCTTGCCGCGCTTGTTCAACTCGATGCCTGAGCGGATTACGTGGCCGACAGGCAGACCCTTCCACTGGTCCGCGTCCATGAGCGGCACCATGTCGGCTTCGAGCAGTTGCACCTGCATGGGAACCGCGAGGCCGTCTTCGTCAAGGAACCGGGCCCGGCGGCGGGCGAACACCTCACCGGCGGCCAGCCACGACTTCACGGCGAGCGTCTGCTGTCCGTAGCCGTCGAGCACGCAGTCTGCGTCGGCCTTCTTCACGAAGTCGTTCCACAGGTCAGTCAGTTCCTGCTTGCGCGTCTTGCTGGTGATGCGCTTGAAGCGCGGCGTGATGGCGATGCCGACCAAGTTGGTGGCCCACTTCTGGGTGACGCTCTTGGCGCTCCAGTCGTTGCGCACCGCGTCGTGCGAGCGGTTGCGGATCGTCTGCAGGCCAGCCATGGCCGTGTTCGGGCCGCTCGAAGGCGGCGTCCAGCCGGCCAGGCGGCGACCCTGCCCTGCGGCGTCGTAGCGCGCGGTGAACGTGCGCGCAGCCTGGGCGACCGGGGTCTGCTCAGGCTGGGGGTTCTTTGGTGGTCGGCCGATGCGCTTGCCGTTCTTGGAAAACGTCGCCATCAATCGTACCCCCGGCCTGCGTAGAACGCATAGGACTGGCGGGGGCGAGCTGCGTTCTGCGCGGCCAGTTCCTTCTTCATGTCGTCCCGTGCCTTGATCAGCGACTCCGGCGTGCCGTAAATGACCGTCTGCCCGCCGAGGGTGACGGATCGAACGCCGGCCGCAATGGCCGCGTTGAGATTGTCGATGTCTGCCTGGGTGACGGCCATGGTTTGTCCGATCTGCGAAATGATCGACATCATCGGTTAGGTGGCGCGAAAACGGCCTGCGGCACGATTTCGGGAAAAAAGAAAGACTTTCTTTTTACGGAAAGTCTTTAAGGGGGTGTTGGATGGCGCTAACCATCGGACGCTGGGTCACCTTCGAAGTTTGCGTCTAATACTGCGCCACCGAATGGCGGCGGGGGCGGCGCTGCTGCGGGCGCCACACCTTCACTTCTTCGGTCGGAACGATCACTGCAGGGTCCGCTTGGGCGGCGCGGCGATCTTCGCGCGCCACGATCTCGCTGTTGCGGTCGAGCGGAGCGAGCCATGGTGGTACGACGTTCCAGTCCTTGATCTTGTCCAGGCCCATGCGGAGCATGCCCGCCATGCACATGCGACAAAGGTCGGCAGATTCGTTGCGCTTCCGTATTTGATTCCATGTGCCGTTCTTCCCGCGCACCTCGGCCTCCAGCTCCAGAA